TCAGTGCGCTTGGCTTGGATGCTCAAGCGCGTGCACAAGGTCCGGCAGGGCGAGGGCGCGAAGCTCCCCATCCACATTCACGAAAATGCAGGTTGATGTGCTTTTGGTGATGTCCACCCGTGCGGTGAGGCCCTTTGAGGCATGGTCTGCAATGGCGCGTGCAGCGACAAGCCGTGCGTTGAGAAGTGTGCAGCCAAACTTGTCAATCAGGTGGCGCACGGTGGCGCGGTGTATGGCGTCCCTGTCTGCACAGCCTTTGGCGGCAAGCCGGGCAACATGGGTGAGGGCGCGTTCTTCAATCAAATTCTGATGATCCGGGTTCATCGGATATCTCCCTTGTTGGGTCTCGTTTGGCCCGCGTCAGGCACGGGCGACGGGGTTAAACAGCTCACCCTGCAGGCGCTTCAGGTCGATGTGGCGTGAAAGGGGAATGAAAATGTCCGGATCAGGAATGGCACTGGGGCTGAGGATCCGCACCGGCGTGATTTCCGCCACAAACACACAGCCGCATTGATCATTCTCGCAATGGCAGGTGATCTCGCGGCAGGTCTTGGCGAGCTGCTTTGTTTTTGCAATCCGCGTTTGCGAGCCGCAATGAGGGCACGCCACGCGCCGGACAGAAAGAACAGCCGCCATGGTCAGGCCCTCACGCGAGTGTTTTCGGGCTTTGGAAAAATGTCCGGGCGCAGTTCGTAAGCCGTTACCAGCCCATCGGTTGCATCCTGGATGGTGAGGCAGTGTTTGGCCGGGACACCGCGCTGGTGCCAGCGGCTCACGCTTTCCGGGGCGGCAACGCCCGTCAGTTCTGCGATCTTGTCTCGCCCAATGAGAAAAATGGCCCGTCGAAGCGGATCGGTGCTCTTCATCTTTCTATCACCATATTGGTTATATATAGACCCATAATGGTTATCTATAACCGTTTTGCAAGTATTTATCGTGATGCCATGAAAGATTTTTCGATGAGATTGGAAACAGCCCTGAAAGAACGGGGCATGACCAAAGCCGAACTTGCCAGGCGTTGTGACGTTCCCCCGCAGAATGTCGCGCACTGGCTCGCCCGCGGTGGTGTGTCAAAACGCAAACTCTTTGATGTGGCCGGCGTTCTGGATTTATATCCACAATGGTTAGGTGAGGGGGAGGGGCCGATCAACATGCGGATGGCCGCTTTTGGGGCGAGGCTTGCCGCGGCACGAAAGAAGGCTGACCTCACCGTGGAGCGGGCTTCGCGTCAGTTGGGCATCAGTGCTGATGAGCTTGAGAAAACGGAGGCGGGGGCAAGCTGGGAACTGAAACCGGCCCTGGCTGATTATGCAGCGCTCTACAGGGTTGCAGTTGACCAGCTGAACGAAAATATTCACTTTATAAAAACGGTCGACTCAGGTGTTGGAAACACAGAGCCGGTCGATGTGCGGGGCGCGGGGCGCGTGCCGCTGTTGAGTTGGGTTCAAGCAGGGGAATGGACCAGTGTTGAGAGTGCGGTTGAAGCGCACCAGAGTGATGAATGGGTTTTGTGTCCAGTGCCCCACAGTGAGAAGACGTTTGTCCTGCGCGTTCGCGGGGCGTCCATGGAACCTGAGTACCGCGATGGAGACTGGATCTTTGTGGACCCTGAAGGCCCAACCGAAAATGGCTCCCATGTTGTCGTCATGCTCGACAATGCGAAGGAAGCAACCTTCAAGAAACTCGTGCTGGAGGGGGACCGAAAGTTCCTCGAAGCGCTCAACCCGGACTGGCCAGACCGCATCATCCGCGTCAACGGCAATGCATCCATCCTTGGCACTGTCATCTTCTCCGGCAAGCCGAGGTAAGGAAACCGATTGTATCTTTGCTACCGGTATCTGAATCCTTCAACCAGTGAAACAATTTGCTGCTGTCGAGGTCGAGTTGATGGATTGGTTTAAAGAGAAGAGTTCGTTTACAAATTCTGGTAGTGCTCGATAGGTCTGTTTCGAGCTCTACCGGGGCACTCCCAGTTGTATTGGGGATAGGGATTTAGAACTAGATTGCAATTGACCGTGACTCGCGCTTGTTTCAGCGCAACTCGTTAAAGCGAACAATGAACGCTTAGGACAGATCCATTTCCTGTATGAACCGAGATGGCTGTTGAGGTCGAGATGATCCCCAAGGCATCATCCGGGACAACGGGTAAGAAATAAAGAGCCAGCGGCGGGCCCGGGGTACGGCAACAAATGCAGCATTTCGTTCTTCATTTAATTTCGCAATCGTATCGGCGCGATAGTCTGGAAATGTGCCGTCGCAAAACCCAATCAAAAACACTATATCTTTCTCAAGCCCTTTCATTGCGTGGACGGTGCTCAGCGTCAACCCAGTCTCTGACACATCTAAGTTCAGCTTCCCCAATGCTATCGCATTCCTGAAAGAACTTAGTGAGTTGCCGAGACCCAGTTTCCGGAACCTAGTCCACCTATCCGAAAATTCCTGAAGTTCAATCAGGCTTCGGCCATATTCAAGCTTGCTTTCTTCGTCCGGCCCAGCGGTGGCTAGCTTACCTAGCTTCTCTGCGAATTGTTTCTCGAAATGTAAGATGTTTGGATTCTCGAGGGCCATATTTTCTACTGCACTCAAAAGGTCACCGATCAAATTGACCATGGAACCATTTGAGTTTGAGCAGTAACCTTTTTGAAACTGGCTTAGAAGCTCCGAACCACCCCAAACCGGTGGGGTTGGAATGCCTAGAAGTTGGCATAGCTTTTTTCCAATCACCCAATCGTTTGGGTTGAGCTTCACTCTTATTGCGCAATCCAACACTTGCCCAAATAGTGACTCAGGAAGCTTCTCTCGTTCGCCGACCTTAACAGTATACTCGGTGCCCTGTTCTTTGAGAGCCGTTTCAAGCTTGGAAAACACAAACCGATTCCGAGCTATAACGACCATGTTGTCAACGGAAATGTAACCCTCAATTTCCGGGTGTTCTTTCAGTTCTGTCAGTCTTTGAATGTGGAACAAAACCCAATTTGCTTCTTCTTCTTCCGAAGGAAAATGGGCAAGTTGGACGGAACCTTCGAGAGCAAATTCGGTCTCTTTCTGTGTGCCAGGACGAAGGCGATTTGCTGCCCGAATCACAGCTCTCGAGCTACGGTAGTTCTCGGTCAAGAGAAAGGTTTTCGGTGTATAATCAGCGACAAAGCTTTCACACAGGTACAGGGACGATGACCCGTTGAAGCCGTAAATCATCTGATCGGGATCCCCGACCATCATGATATTGCTGTCTTCGCTGCCTGCCAACGCTCTCACAAACTCGTACTGAAGCCGATTTAGGTCTTGAGCCTCATCCACGCAAATGTGGCTGTATTTGGCTCGATAAAGGTCCCCAACCCATGTTTGAGTGAGAAGAATCCGATGCGCGTATCGAAGGATATCATCGTAGTCTATTCCTCGGCTGTTCAGAAGTGCGTTCTGGTAGTCATTGTAGATGCGCCAGACATCCGGATTTTCTGAGAACCTTTCCGAGGCTTCCTCTTCGGACAGCATTTCTCTCTTAATGGTAGAGAAACCATCCATGTAATTCTGAAGGTTGCGTTCTCTGGATTTCTTCTCTTTCGGATCGTCTACATTGAGATAATCATCGATGTCGACACCATCGGCCCTCAATGCCTCGAGAAACACCTCCATGCGATCCTTGTCACGTTCGAAAATTTGAACGTTCGAGGGTAGACCAATGGTATGACCATATTGTTCAAGGATACGCTGAGCTACGGAGTGAATTGTACCGACCCATATCCGATTCTCGTCATACGTACCGGAAGTCAATCGCTCTTTCATTTCAGCAGCGGCCTTGTTGGTGAAGGTTAGAGCGATCACTCCATCCTTTTTCACTTTTCCAAGAATAAACCGGATTCGCTCAGTTAACACGCGCGTCTTTCCTGAGCCCGCCGACGCCAATATCTGGATGGAGCCATTAAGAGGCTGTTCAACGATCTCGCGTTGTTTTTCGGACAGTTGTACGCTCACGTTGCCCATTTCTCCACTTTCAAAAATGCGCTTTGAAACGCTGACGGCACTAACGTATCACGAGGCTTCTTGCGAGTGTTATTCAAGAGTACATCTGCTAAAAAGCCAGAGTAGCTGGTTTTCGCACTGCGCATTTGTTGAATTAATTGTTCGTCGCTGGAGGCTTCTAACTCCTTTCTTTTCGCCTCCGCATACTCGGCAGTTGGGTTAACTCCCTTAGCTCTCTCTACGAGAGCATCGACAACTTCCTCTCGCAGCTTACATGACTTGATGATCTCGGCTTCAAAATCGTTCGTGTTTGAGAGGTAATCCAGGGAAAACCACTCTTCGGAAAAGTCCAGTCCACTTTTTGATTTTAGATTGGCGATTTGGTTGTCCACTATGGTCTTTGTAGATACTCCTTCGGTTGTATCGTTGTCGCTTACAATCGCGACGGGAATCCCGAGACTCAGTGCGAGTTTGACGTATGGCCCATAGTTTCTCCCATTTACAGAGACCAGCGTAACTCCCTTCGAAAAAGCAGTCGCTTGGAACCATCGTTCGAAGAGCGCCGGAACCACCTGTTCCTCCGTCTGCCCTTCGAACAAAATCAGCGCTTTCGCGAACAGTATTTCACCCTTATTGCGCATTACCTCCCGGCCAAGGGATTGCAGTTCCTCAGGCAGCAACCCGTCCATTAGACTAAAGCATTGAGTGTGCCCTGCTCGTGTCGCCAAGGACCTGAGATTGGGGAGCGGGCACATCGCAGCAAGATATGGCGAATGCGTGCTGATGATAGCCTGTCCTCCGGCGGAGAGTAGCTGCGAGAAAAGGGACCGCTGTGCATTCGGATGCAGATGTGCTTCAGGTTCCTCGGCGGCAATCAAAGGGTGGTAGGGGTGAGACTCCTTTTTATGCATTTCGTCCATCAGTTTGATAAGGGCTTTCACCGCCAACATTGATGCCCAGCTTCGCGTGCCCATGCCGTGATACTCCATCGAAAATGAGCTTGCACCAGGGTTTCCAAAATGAATGCTGAAATTTTTTGATAGATCTCGTAGCTTTTTTGGAAACGGGGTTACTTCAGCATTTCCGTTTCCGCCGAACGACTCGTTTAAAGCACTTAGATGCTCCTTTAGTTGCTTCAAGGGAGTGCTTTTTGTGACTGCTGCATCGTTTACTTTAGCGATCATTCTTTCAAGAGCATCCACGTCCGCTTCGTCATACTTAACCTGCGAGAGCACTCTTCCGACAAAAGATGATCTTTCATTTAATTCATGGTGTATGTCCCGTTGGGCATCAATCGCCACGAAGGGAACGTACTCTGAGCGTCTTGAAAACTTTTGGCCTGGCACGGGTACAATCGAAAGCCAATGCGCGAATTCACCCCATTCACGGAGGGTGTGTCGTTCAATTAGGAAACCTGTTTTTGCGGCTTGTGGTTCCGCAGCAGTTCGAAACGCAAAAAACTGCGCACCCTCTAGGTCGGCTTGAATTTTATCTCCAAACTCGTTGACCCATTCCCTCGAAAAAGTGCGCTCGCGGCAACCTTTGTCGTCGGTAGGAACGATTCGGATATCTACAACAATCTTCTCCGAACGGACGTCGTTGCTATCAATGTGGAAGTCTTCATCTGATAAGTACCGCCCATAGTCGCCTAGAGCGAGTTGCATGGCTTTCAAGACCGAGGTTTTCCCACAGTTGTTCGGCCCAATAAGAACAGCGACACGTGGCAATGAAATTTCGAAGTTTCGGATGCCTCTGAATCCAGAAATTCGAACTCTATCGACTGTGATCGGCATAAGCTATCTTCCTCAACTTGCTGCGGCACCCTAGGCGTGCTTCGCCATCCTAGCGCAGTGTTTAAAAGGCGTCATAACGAATGTGGGCTTTGTCGTTTATGGGCAAGGAAGTCGCTAACGTGTGAATTCTTATTTCTTGCGCGACTTGCTAGTTCGAGGCCCATAGACGAAAGCTTTAGCGGTCCGACATACTGACTAACGCAGTTAACTTATTGTCGTCGGGGGGCTCGCCGAATAGGCTATTGAGGAGTGCTCATTAAAAAGTACATGCGCTAGTTAGAATTTCTCTCCAGCTCCACCTTCGACACCAGCCCACCTCCACTCAATGAATGCTCAACGTCGCCACAGATCCACCTGTGGGCGGTAATCTCATCTTTCCACCTGGTGAGGGTGACAGGCGTTTCGGGGATGAGGTCCGGGCGGCCAATGGCCAGCTCGACACTCATGGTGAAGCGTCCGCGCTGGATGCGGTTCCATTCTGCCTGGGCAGCGGCTTCGGCTTCCGCCTCGGTGGCGAAAGTCTCAAGCAGGGGTTTGATCTTTGTGAAGTCGCTCACCTCTTGCGCGAGCACACTTTTGGCGGCAGCGGCTGCCACGTCATACCAGTGGGCGCGAACACCTGAATAATCAGAGCTTCCCTCCAGCACCTGAAATGTATGGGTATCTCCGTCGTGGCGCTCAATCGTCACACCTGGCAATCCAGTGCCGCCTGCGGTGCGGCCATTGCCCACAGGCATAAACAGAAGGCGACCTGCCTTCACCGCCGCAATCGCGTCAAACTGCCGGCCCAACCGGGTGAGCAGGTGACCATCGCTTTCACCGGTCTGGTTGATATGGCCGGCATTCTGCCAGGCAAGGGCTTCCTCAATCGCAATCTCTAGACCATGGTCACTTGCAATGGTGCGCAACACTTCGCCAAGGGGCCGGTTGCGGAAAGAGCGGCGCTTTTGCTCATTAAGGGACTGGTGGAAGTTGGCAGACCGGCCGCGAATGGTCAGCCGGTCCGGTGGCCCGGTATGGGTCATCTCATCCACAATGAAGACGCCCTTGTCGGTGAGGCCCGTTTCCCGAAAGCCGATGGCAACTCTTATTTCCGCACCGCGGGGCGGAAGTGCAAGGCTCACGTCCGCGTCTGACAGGGTGATCGACAATTCATCGGCCTCAAAGCCGCGCTTGTCGGTGATGGTAAGGTCGATCAGGCGTGCAGCCATCAGCCGCGTTATGGTGCGCCCATTCACCACGAGAGAAAAATCAGGCGTCATGCAAACCCCGCCGGGCGGCCGGAAAGCGGAATATCTGAAATCGACAATTCCGCCAGTTCGGCAATGTCATCTGCCTCGTGATGGAGGGTCATATCAAACTCAATCCGGCGTGCCGTGCCGTCGCGATAGAAAACGGAATGGGTTTCCTGAACCGAGCGGATGGACCAGAAGCCCAGCACATGTCCGCGCCCGTCCATAAGGGTAGAGGCCTTGCCACGGTTCATCATCGCGCGAAGCTGGTCAAGATTGCTTGCCCCGCCCGTAAATGCTGGCAACAGCACCCCGGAAAGCGTGATTGTGTCGTCCCCCGGCCCGATAAACTGGGAAGCCGCGCGTTGGCCAATGCGTTTGTTCGCTGCCCAGTCCACAGCGGTTGAGCGCTGGAGCTGTTGATAGGCAGCAGTCTCGATTGAGAAGATGAAAAGGCCAAGGCTCATCATCATGTCTTTAGCTCCCTTAGTCGATCAGTCTGGAACGGCGGCGGGCCGCTTGCTCCCGCTCACGGGCCTCAAGTTCCCGCGCGACCGCCCGTGCCAAAGCGTGCTCATCCATGCCGGGATGGCCGTGCACATGGATCTCGATCCGGTCTCCCCCGGTGGGTGCGGTGCCGCTTGCCGTCCCCGCATAGGCGGGGACAGTGACAATGGTCGCCCCCAGGGCGCCGGCCGCTGCCGCGCGCGGCAGGGCACGCCCCAGCTGCGAGACAGCTTCCACAGCCTTGTTCTGCCCGCCTTTGATGCCCTGTGTTAGACCTTGCGTGACAAAGCCGCCAAGCGTGGCAAACACACGGCTTGGGCTCTGGATCCCCAGCATGGCGCTAAAGTTGCCGGGAAGCACGTTGGCGAGGGATGAGATGGCAGCTGTTACGTCCGGCAAGTATGACTTGATCCCCTCAACCAGGCCGGTCATGAGCGCCTGCCCGGCATCAAAGAAAGAACGAGGGAGGTCCGCCCCAAACCAGTTCAACACTTCTGCAAAGATTGTGTAGAGAATGCCAATGGGAGAGAAGTCAGCAAACAGCTTTGCGATGGCCCGGAGTGCCGATCCCCAGCCGCTGGTGAGCTCTGTCCAGAGCTTTGAGAAATAGCCGCTGAGCGGCTCCCAATAATACCAGATGAGAGCGGCGACACCGGCAAACGCAGCAACAAGACCAAGCACCGGCAGGCTGACGGCCCCGATGCCCAGCAGGATCAGTTTACCGACGGCGAGGATTGCCGTACCGAGCTTTACGAAAATCGGCAACAGGGCAAGGCCTTTAAGGCCAATGGCGGTGAGGGCAAAATTCATCACCGCAAAGGGGCCAAGGATGCCCGCCACCAGCAGGGCGAGCGCGCCCACGCCCGCCCAAACGGTTGCCAGCGCTGTTGCGACCGTGAAGAGCGTGCCTGCGAGCTTCGGGTTTTCCCGTGCCCAGCTGGTGATGGTGCGCAGGACAGATGTTGCCCCCTGAATGAGCGAGCGCAAGGGCCCGGTCTGGGTGTCACTGATGGCGATGTTAAGCCCCTCCCAGGCACTGGTGAGGTTTTTCAGGTCGCCGGCGGCATTGTCGCCCATGGCAAGGGCGAGGGCACGGGCTTCCCCTTCGGCAAGGCCCAGAACCTCGATAAATTTGGTGATTGTGCCGGCCCCGCTTGCTCCCACCAGTTTGGCAAAGGCACCGCCTGCACGTTCACCTGCAATTGCCTTAAACAGGCCAAGCCGCTCCGCTGTGCCAAGCCCCTCGGTTGCTTTTGCGACGTCCGCCAAGATCTCCGGCACCGCACGAAGATTGCCTGATGTGTCTCTGGCATCAATACCGAGTTTGTGAAGTGCATCCGCTGCTGTCTTGGGAGGCGCGGGAAGGCGTGTGTAGACAGAGCGCATGGCCGTGCCCGCATCACTTGCCTGAATGCCCGCATTTCCCAGAAGCCCCGCCATGGCTGCTGCCTCCTGAAAGCTCGCGCCCGCCTCATTGGCAATGGGCCCCACATATTTCATTGTCTCACCCAGCATGCGCAGATCCACATTGGAGCGTGTGAATGTCCCGACGAGGGCGTCGCCCAGCTCCCCCATCTGGCTTGGGGCAAGGTCGAAGGTGGTGAGGATGTTGGAGGCGATGTCGGCCGTCTCTGCAAGGTCTGTGCGCCCGGCCTTGGCAAGGTCAAGAAGGCCCGGCATCGTGCCGGTAATTTCCTCCGGTTTGAAGCCCGCCATGGCCAGAAATTCCATGCCGCCGGCAGCTTCCGACGCGGAGAAGGATGTTGTCGCGCCAAGCTCCAGCGCCTGGTTGCGCAAGTTTGCAAAGGCCTCGCTGTCCTTGCCGATTCGGGCAATGCCGCCGACCGCGCTCATCTGTTCATCAAAGCCGATCCCCGGCACGAGGGCGCCTGTGAGGCCGCGAAGTGCGGTGCCGCCCGTCGCAAGGCCGGCCGCGCCCACCAGACCGACATTGGACTGGGTTTGAAGTGTTTTCCGGTAGCGCTCGCCTGCCTGCCGCAGGCGGTTTTGAAGCTGTGCCGAGCGTTTCAAGGCGCGTTGCTGGTTTTCCAGCTGCCGGTTTGTCTCGTTGATTTTGCGCGCGACCTTGCCTTGCTCAAGCCCGAGCTTGCGGGTGTTGATGCCGGAGCGTTTCATCTCGTTGCGCGAAGATTGCAGTTCACGACGCTGTTCAAGCTGTTTCACCTTCAGGGATTGCACCTGTTTGGCGGCATCGCGTGCGGCTTTCGTCATGGCGCGTGTGGGCTTGTCTGCTTTTGCGAAGGCCTGGCCCAATTGTTGTGCTTGCCGCTGCGCCTGGGCAAGGGCGCGGGTGGTCTCCCCGGTTTCACGCTTTAAGGTTTTAAAGCCTGTCAGTTTTGACTGTGTGACGTTGAGTGCCTTCAGTTCCCCGGCGGTCTTGCCAAGCGAGGTCTGAAGGTTGCCGGAACTTTTCAAAATATTTTTGAACGGCTTTGTCGCCTTGTCGAAGCCTTCAACCAGAATGGAGAGTTTGAGGTCTTTCATCGGCAAGCCACTTTCGTTTGCTTAAGCGCGGTGCGCCTTTTTCATGGCCTCATTGCGGGCTGAGGCGATCTCGTACCATCGGCAATATTCGTCCAGGTCCATCGTGTCGAGAAGGTTGGGAGGCCACCCCCCGCCGAATACGAGGTTAATAAACCCCCAGCCTTCCAGAATATCGGCGGGGATTATTTTCCCTGCAGGAACTCCGATACCGCCGCCATCGTTTTCACCAGGTCGGCAAGGTCCAGATGTTCAATCACCTGATCTTCCGTCATGGCGGGCGAGATGATGCGTGGTAGGAATTCGTAGAACGTATCTGCGTCCATATTGGCAAGCTGGGAGACGGCAAGGCCGCGCAAATCACCCGGTGTGGGGCGACGCAGGACAAGTTCCCTGATTTCCGTTTCGCCAATTTTGAAAGGTTCTTTCAGCTCAATTTTGCGGGTCTTTGTTTTTGTACTCATGGCAGCAATCCTTTTGGACGTTTGGGTTTTTGGGGGGCAGGTCAGAGGTTCAGAATGCGGCGGGTATCGGCCAGAAGATCAACGCCCCCGATCATCTCGATCCCGTTTACAAAATCGAGTTCCACCAGCGTCTCGCCATTGTGGACATATTTGAAATAGGTGAGCGGAAAGTCTGTGTTGAATTCGGTCAGCTCTCCTTCCTTGGTGTTGCCAAAGTCGAGCTTTGACACCCGACCCCGCGCAATAACCTCAACAGCGACTGTCTTTGAACCTGCCTCGTCGCTGCGATAGGCACCGGCAAAGCGCAAGCCTGTGCCTTCAATATCCACCTGTTGCAATTGGCGGATCATGAGCGGCGTATATTCGCGCAGCTTCAGGCTCATCATCAGTTCATTGTAGCCCTGATCAATCTTGACCGGGCCGGGCATGCCAGCGCCGCGATAGTCGGTCTGGCTTTTCTCGATCACCGGCAAGGTGATCTCTTCGGCGATGCCGATAAAGGATCCTTCGGCAACGTGAATGTTGAAACGTTTCAGTGTGGAGGGGAGCATGTCTGTCTCCTGTGAATGAGCAAAGGGGAGGGTGGAGCCGGTCTCTAGACGGCTTCAGCAACAGCGGCGGCAAAGTCCAGCAAGTAGCGGTCGGTGATACGCTGGCGGAATTGCAGGTTTTCAATCGGCGGGACAGGCGTGTAGTCATAATCGATCCACAGCTTGCCGGCCTTCAGCTCGGTGGGGGAGTTGATCTCCTCATCAAACCAGGCCTCGCCGCCCAGGATGTAGCCTTGTGTCTTGAGCGTGCGGAACTTCGCATTCACACTTTCAAGAATGTCGCGCACATTGCGCGGGCTCATGACCCCGTCCACCACATAAAAATGCGCTTCCGCAATCGTGTCGGCGAGCACCTGTGCCGTGCGGGTGTAGTTTTCGAACGCAAAAAGCGGATCTGCGCTGCATGTCCGCGAGCCCCAGAAACGAAACCCCTGATTGCGAATGAGGGTTGTCACCTCGCCGGCATTCAACAGCCCTGCATCATTGGCCGGGCTCTGCAGATCCCAGTCAACCTGGGTGGAAATACCGGTCACACCGTTGACAGCCACATTGGAAAGCGTTTTGTGCCAGCCAATTTCATTATCGATCTTTGCCCGCAATCCCGCCGAACGGGCGGTCGCAAAGGCTGTGACATTGCCGCCTTCGGCGTCAAAACGCTGAAAGTCCGGCCAGATGACCATGGCTTCGCGCGCGCCAAAATGATCTCGGTAGGCAAGAGCTTCCGTCACATTGGTTGCTCCATGGGCGGAAACGTAGGCAAAGGCGCGAAGTTTCTGTGCGATGGAGATCATTTCCGTGGCAACGGCCTGTGTATCAAGGCCCGGTACAGCCAGAATGCGGGGCTGCACGCCTGTCACCGCGCGGGCCACGGTCAGGGCCTGAAGGCCGGTGCGTGTGCCGTCTGGCAACACGGTGCCGATAATATTGGCTGTTGTCTCCGCCTCGTCCGCGCCTTCGGCCACCCGCACGATGATCATGACAGGGTTTGCCTGGTCCTTGATCGCGTCAAGCGCAAAAGGCAGGGTGCCCGTGGTCCCGGCATGGGCGATGCCGGTATAGACGTTTGAGACGAGAACAGGTGTGTTCTCGGGGAAGAAAGCAGCATCTGCGTCCGGCCCCGTGACCACCAGTCCTATGATGGATGTCGCAATGGTGCGAATGGGGCGTGTGCCCTCATTGATCTCGATAACGCGGACACCATGGTGATAATCTTGCGGCATGAGCTTTGCTCCTATTGGGGGGCAGGCCAGTTAAGCCCGTCCAGAATGGTTTGAATGGCAGCGGCATCGACGGCCGCCTCAACTTGGGTCTTGGCTGCGCGCCGAATGCCCTCAATAGCCGCACCGACCTGTAGCCAGGCATCACGGGCGGTGAGCACGGTCTGGGCGACGGTTGCAAGGTCTGAACCGTCGCCGGGAATGCAGGCGGCAAGAACCGGATAGTCGGCAGCATCTGGATTGCTGGCTGCGATGAAGGCTTCTGCCTCCCGTTCTTTGCGCTGATACGTCCAGGCCTGGCCTTCGCCGGGCGTGATGAACTGCATACGTGCAGCTTCGGCAGCAATATCAATTTTCAGACAGGCGTCGGCTTTCAGCCGGGACAATGGAGGCTCAGGGAGCGCGCCGGGGGGAAGTGGTTCACCGGCATCGAGCACCATGTGCTGACTTCCGTCATCCAGCCAATAGGTCTGCCCGCGAAAGTCCGGCACAAGTTCCCAGGCGTTGCCGGTCCAGCGGGCGGTTTCATGTGTGCCTGCAGCAGGGGGGGCAACAAGCGTTGAAAAAGCAGGCAGAAGATAATCACCATCGGAAAGCGGGTTAGCGTCCGCCAGGGCGGTGCCGGACAGCAGGCCGGTGGATTGATCAAAGAAATAGACAGTCGGGGCAGGCATGAACGGCTCCTAATATTTGATGATGCCGAGATAGGCGAGGTTGCGGGGCCGCATGCCCGCCGTGCTGAAGCCCCCGGTACCGCTCGCATCTGTCCAGGTTGGTTCCGTTCCGGCATAGTCAGCCGGGTTCACGGCATCGAGGCCGAGACGCTGAAGGGCGACAGCCTGTGTCCCCGTATCTGCGGTGCCAGAAAGCTGCGTCACATAGGCCGAAGAGGTGCCATTGTCATCCACCGACACTCCGCTTGCCTTTTGCCAGCTGCCCAGGGCGCGGCCTGCATCCACACCACGGCCATCGTCCCAGAACCGTGGAAATTCTGCATGCAGGAGCGGCACACGAAAGGTCCCGCTGCCATCACCTTCGCTATATTTACCGGTCTCCCCTGCAAGCCAGGCGGCGTCTGTGACGATCATGCCGCTTGCGGCCGCATGGGCGTAAAGATCTGCATATGTTGCCCGTGACAGAAGAGCGCCATTGCCTTTTACCCACCCGGCCGGGGCGGCTGTGCCGGTGAAGACCGATATGGTACCGGTTGGCACACCGCGCAGAATGTCTGCTTTGTCCGCCAGTGCTGTCATGATCGTGGTGGCAAAATTCGGATCATCGCCCAACGCGGCCGCAAGCTCGTTCAGCGTGTCGAGTGCACCGGGGGCCGCATCCACCAATGCCTGGACGGTCTGTTGCACAAAGGCTGTGTTGGCAAGCCGTGTTGAGCTGTTGCCTGGTGCTTGCGTGGGCGCGGTCGGGTTGCCCGTGAAGGCGGGCGAAGCGAGCGGCGCACGAAGCTCTACCTCTTGCTTGAGATATGTCGTGCGGTTTGCCAGCTGTTTTCCTTGAGTGTTGGAGAGCCCGTCTGGCCCGCCGTCCACCGGATCGGTTTTCTCGATCTGATAAATGCCGGGTTCCCAGGTGTTGGCTTCAGGCAGATTGGCCATCGACGACTCCATGCGTGAAGGTGCCATCATATTGAATGGCATGGTTGTAGAGATTGAGTGCCTGGTCGTAGCGAAGCTCATGCAGGTAGGAGCGTTCGGGCTGGACGCGGTCAAGAATGGTGCGGATCTGTGCTGCCTGCGCAATGGAGACGGGGCGCTGGAGCGTCACATTGTACCAGGCCCAGTGCAGGCTCTCGCTATAGAAGTGGATACCGTTATGCAGGGCCCTTGCATCATAGCGACGGGCATCCAGCCGTTCTGTGATTGTTACCTCGCCATAGCCTGCCGCGCGCAAGGCATCACGCATGGCACCGGGTGTGCCCTTGCGGCGATGAATGGCAAGGCTCATGGCGGTGACCCGGCGCCGGTCTTCCTCCGCCCAGTTTTCGTCCCACAGATCGACCGACCAGGCCCAGGCCAGCCAGGGCAACACGGCAATGGGACAGGTTTCAGGGTCCCAGACCTGTGCAATCAGGACCGGCAGGGAAGTGGCTTTCGCCATGGCCGTGTCCAGGTCCCGCTCAAGCGGGCTCGCATTGGGTGGCAGGAGGGCAGGTGGTGGGGTATCAATCATCGACCACCTCCACCGTCAGGGTGATGCCGGTACACCAGGCTGCCTGATAGCGTGTCGGCACAATGTCTCCTGCTGGTGTGTTGATGCGGACTTTTTCAACACCGGCAACAGTGGCGGCAGCCTTCAGGCCGCTATCGGTCACCCGTGCGCCGATCCGGTGTTGGGCCTCCACATAGGCCTGCAGGGCTTTGCGTGCAGCATCCAGAATGACAGGTCCTTCCGGCCCGTCTGTAATCTCCAGGACGGCATCAATTGTGTAGTGGATGATATCGACCGGCAGCACAAAGACAGTGTCGTTCAAGGGCCGCACGGTTTCGTCGGACAGGTGTGCTTCCACCGCGGCCAGTGTGGCGGCATCTGGAATGCCGGACCCGTTGCGGGACATGACAATGACGGTTATGTCGCCGGGGGCGGACCTGAATGCATCCGCGTCTTTGACATTGGCGGCAATTCCGTCCGCCGAAAACGCATATACCATTGTCACAATGCCGGGTGCGGGTGTCTCCACCTGGATGTCGGTGGGCGTTTCGCCGGCGGACAAGGCGTTGAAGATGTAGCCACCGCGTGGCCCGGCAACTGACATGGCCTCGGGGGACAGTTGGACACGGCGTTTCAGCGGGCCATCTTCCTCGTAGACAGGGGGGACGGGGGGCACCGCGTCCGGGTTGCCGGGGGAAAGCAGGCGACGTGCCACAGAATAGTTTGCGGCGATATGCTCCAGATTGTTGCCGCTTGCGAACGCCAGCATTACGGCCCGCGCTTTCTCGTTCTCGCGCTGCCGATAGTGAAGCTCGCGGAAGGCCGCTGTCTCCAGCAGCTTCATGGCTGGATCGCTCTCCAGAATATCCGCCTCGTAAGTCGGGTTGAGATTGAGGAAAGTGACCTTCAATTCTTCCAGAATGGCCTCGAAGGAAAGCTCTTCAATAACTTCCGGTTTGGGCAGCGAGGCCAGGTCAATGACATCAAAGCGGCTCACAAAACCAACCCCTCAAATGTCAGATGATGAGGGGGAAGCCGGTGACCGTTTTCCAGATAATCCCCTTCAATGTCGATGGTGATGCGCCCGTCACTTGTCACGCCTGAAAGCGCAATGCGTGTCAGCCGCAGCCGGGGCTCCCACTTGGCAAGCGCATCTGCACAGACAGCTTTCAACAGCATTTCGCCCGTGGCATTGGCTGCACGGTCCACCAGCTCAAATGCAAGAGACCCATAGTCCCGTCGCATCACACGCGCACCCAGCGGCGTTGTCAGAATGTCGGCAATGGACTGGCGAAGATGGGCAACGCCATCGAGCTCCTTGCCGGTGATGATGTTCATGCCCTTCATGCATTGTCTCCCGGCAATCGGAACCAGGGACGCCCGCTTGTTGCATGCCCACATGTGGCCTGGTGGCCGGCACGGCAAACGGGAATGCCGTCAAGGCACATCCAGTCGGAGCCTTCAGCCATGACGGGGTTTGCGTGGGGCGACAGGCCGTGCCCCATGACGGGATCACCGCGCAACACTACGGGCTCTCCCTCGACCAGGAAAAAATCCTGCTGGCCTGCGCGTTGTGCACCGCCTGCATGGTCGCGCGCGCGAACCGTAATGCCCGCACTCATGCTTTCATCCCCTCAAAAGAGGGTGTCTTCAACAAGGTGCCTGCGTCGGTCAGGGAAAGTGTGCTGCGCCCCACATTGAGCGAAATTTCCCCGGCGTCGGGCAGTGTGATGTCAAGTGTGTGTGAGCCCTTGTCATAGGTCAGGATCGCGCCGTCCCCAAACAGGATTTCAGCAACATGCGGGTCATTTTCCGGGGCGGGGTGCGCATCGCTATAGCTTGCCGGCAAAACAAAGCCATTGTTGAAATCACCACTTTCGGAAAAAACGATCACCTGTTCACCTTCATCCGGTGCCCACCAGGTGCGGTCTGTGCCTGCCCGCAAAGTCAGCCAGGGGAGCCAGTCTGTCTCGTTTGCGCCCAGCGCCACACGCACGCGCGCGGCCCCGGTATCGACCGCGACAATCACACCGCGCCGGACAATGTTTTCAATCCGTCGCAGCAGCTCTGAAAATTTGTATGCTGGTTCATCCATGGCCGCATGGTGTGCGGCACACATGTTTCTGTCACGCAAGGCCGGGTTACAAGCCCGGCCATCAACCCCATGCCGTTTCAGGTCAAGAGTTTGGGATGGGTGAGCGGGCCATAGTCCGGCAAGCCCTGGTGCGCAAAGCCCTTGCCGATGGTCAGCACCTGATTGCGGTTGCGCCCCCGCGAGAGTGAGGCATGCACCCAGCCGGAGCCCGGCTTGCCGCGCTCATGAAATTCGAGGATCAATTGGTCAAAGCGCAAGTTCTGCTGGATCCAGAGTGCCAGCTCGTAATTGGGAATGCCCGGGATCTCCAGATCGAATGCCTCTCCCTTTGGATGCTGCTTGCGTGCGAGATAATCACCCCAGGCTGTTTCGTCCGGCTGGATGTTCAGGCGTTTGCACCGCTTCAGAAAGGAAGACCCACACAAAACACGTTCCAGCGCAGGGGATCTGTACCAGCTGCTCACGGTGACAGGGTGCCCGACCTTGCGTCGAACAGGATCCAGCAGGCCTGTTGCTACATGGGCGAGTGAGGGATGGAGCTGTTTGGGTGGTGTATTGTCGATCCCCAAGCGGCGTGCTGTCTGGCTGTGACCGGCCTCATCAAAGGTGAAAAATTCAGACAGTCTCATGTAGATGTTCCCTTGTTGCCTGCAGCCTCCACATGATCGATCAGAAGATCGTTCAGCATGTGCCGGTCGTTCTCTGACAGGCCGATCAGTTGTCGTGCGGCAAATTTGACCAGTGGGCCGGGCTTGCCGCGCTGCCTGGTTTTCAGTCGCTCTCTCAGGCCCTGGTGATGGATGCGGGCAATCTGTCCGGTACGGCCGGAGAACCCGAGTTCCAGCGTGTTGGTGGTCACGCGCAACTGCATGTGTCTGTTTTTACGCAAGCCCAGAAACATTTTGGCCCGCTTGCGTTTTTCACCCTTGGGGGACGGTTGGGGTTTGCGCTCTGGCCAGGGCGTACCGTCGGGCGCTGTCTGCCTTGTCAGGCGTTTCTTGTTGGTGCGGCGCAATTCGCGCCCCATCCGTGCCAGAAGGTTTTTTCGTTCCCTGGGTGAAAAGCTTTGCAACAGGGAACGCGCCCACTCATCAAGCCTTGCAAACTCCTGTTTGGGATTGTCTGCCATGGCGTCAATCAATGTGATGGGGTGAGAAACCGGAAAGCGCGTCAGGGTCCGGCACAGGTTCTGACATTACCTCCAGGCGAATGCCTTCATCTTCCACCGTGACGGCAATGTCTTCACTCAGCTCCACCTGAAAACCCAGATCGGTTTTTTCTGTGTCCAGAAGCTCTGCTTCAAAGCGCAAACTGTCGGGCGAAAGTTCAGGCTCATGTGCATGCAACCATTCCAGAATGGCATAGGCGAGTTCAAGGGGGCCGCGCTCATAATCCTGCGCGATGATATTTGCTTCATAGGTCAGGCGGAAATTCCGGTTTCTTTCACCCCTGACGGACACGACGCGACCATTTTCGGCAAAGCAGATCAGCTGATCTTTCTTGAGCCCGAAGCGGCGTGAAAGCAGGTGGGTGCGCAGCGCCAGAAGTTTTTTCATGAGCCCCCCTGGCGTGTCTGCCAACCGCGCAGGAGAGCGGGTGCAATTTTCTCTGCCGAGCGACCGACCACATATCCACCCAGTCCGATCTTCATCAGGTCATAAAGGGAAAGATATTCACTCTCGCTCATGCCCGGTGCTGTCCACCCCATCCAGCGGGCGGCGATAAGGCTCATGAATGTGAGCATGGTCACGGGTCGCCAGTTGCGCTGAAGCCAGCTTTCGCCCCGGGCTTCGGCCTGGATCACATCTGACTGTGCGGCAAAAAGACGGGCTTCATAGGCAAGGGCCTGGCTGATGAGCGTGCCTTCCAGCGCTTTCAGTTCGTTGCGTGCCTGAAGCCGCTCCTGATCGGTGGTGAAAAGATCGCTGATTGTGTCCGCAACCTTGCCAACCGTGGCACCGATTGTGTCTGAGAGAAGGTTCATGATTTATGCTCTGTCCGCTCCATCTTGCGACGCTCCAGCCGGTAATGGCGCTCGCGGTACCAGATGTTGACAAGGAAGGTGAGCACCGCAAGCGAGAAGCCGCCAAGTGCCAGCCAGTCATTCAAGGTGAGATAGCCCCATACCCCCGCACTGCCGGAGACGGCGTAGCTTGCGGTCGAGACGGTTCGCTCCATACTGGTATTCATATCCATGTTCAGTCCCACAGGTTGATCGTGCGACGCACGGGCGACAGGCGGATGGCCGCCGGGGCGGGAAGAATGACCCGCGTGCCATGGGGCAGAACGGGACCCAGTGCGGCGAGACCCTCGTTCAGGTCGAGCGTCTGTTCAGCCAGGTCTTTCGTTCTGCCAAAATAGCGCTGGCAGATTAGGTCTACCGTGTCGCCCTGGTGGGCGTAGGCGATGCCGTTTTCAGGGTAGGGTGCGCGGGGAAGGCTCATCAGACCAGCTCCACCATGGCGTCGGGGCGGCCCAGAATGGCGGCAAGGGCTTCGCGTACAGCGCGAAAATGCTCCTCAACCGTTTTTTCGGCAAAGGCTGCATGGTCTGCCCCGTCATTGGTGACATCAATATCGCGCCCTTTCTCGATCAGAAAGGCTTTGGCCCGGTTGTAGACGGCAGAGAGATAGTGAAGTGTGAGCGCACCTTCGTCGCCATACATGTCTGTATCCATGTCTGCCAGGCGGGCGATGCCGGCCGCTGCCTGTGCGACGCGCCAGGTATGAAGTTCCCTGTTGGTGGCAAGCATGGCGCGCTTCAGTTCCCAAACCACACGGGGTGCGGGAATGGCATCAACCACTTTCAGCGCTGCCCGAAAGTCGGCAACGCGAATATCGGGAAAGAAATCAATATTCCCGATCTCTGTCAGGTCAGCTGCCGGGCCGTCATGGGGAATGAATGCACTCATGTCAGATCTCCGTCCGGGGCGAGGTCAGGTCCTTGTCGGGCCATCTTGGGGTAGAAGGCGAAGGCCCATCCTTTTGACGTGTCCCGAGGAAGAAAGACTGTCTGCGGGATGGGCCTTGCTGGCGCGGGGCCAGAGAGAAGGTGAAAGAAGCTGCTCAGTCGGTGGTGGGCGGCTCCTCTTGCTTTTTGAGTTCGCGGATGAGCTGTTCTTTGTGTTTTTTAAGGCCGCACCGGGCATCCAGTTTCAGGGCGCGGTCCACATGCTCAAGTGCGTTCTCCAGCGCCTGGGCGTTTGTGTCCGGGCTTGCCTCTGCCTGCAGCCGGAAGGCAATGGCCTTGTGGAGCTTGGCGCGCACTTCGTCCGGCATGTCCTGTTCGCCCAGATCCTGCGCTACCGCGACGAGCAGGCGGGCTGAGGGGGCATGAATGTCTGCATCGGTTCCCGCCTGGAGGGCGGCTTCGGCAAAATCTTCCGCCAGATAGGTTGCCAGATCGCGGGAAAACCGTTCCGGCAACACGAGCTTGTACGTGAGCGCGTGGAGCGCAATTTCATAGGCGCGGTCATAGTCACCTGTGTCGATCCGCCAGATCATCTGGGTGATCAGCACATCATCCTGTGCGCTGCTGTCACCTGCCAGAATGCCGTCAACATACCCGTCATAGAGTGGTGCAAACTCCTTCTTGAGCGCGATCTTGGCTTCCCGGCTCTGGAGTGATTTCAGTTGTGCGGTGTGCACCTGAAGCTGGGAGAGCATCTGTTCGTAAGCGGTGAGACCTTCCATGGTTTCAGCGGCGTTGCTTGTGGCGTCATTTGCGGCTTTTTCCGCCATGACGCGCTGAAAATGTTTTCGGGCAAGGCTCATCATGTCACTCCGTTGTTTCTTTCATGCCCTTGGCGTCATGGGCTTGGCGTCATGGGCTTGGGGGGGCGTGCGGTGCGGGCAGGCTGTGGCTCAGGCCCAGCCGCCCCCGCCATCGGGCACGAGAATGTTTTCGACAAAGGCACAAGCCCCGTAATTCTCGATCACATAGGCTTCATTGTCGGACTGATAATCGACAATGCGGTCAAACTCCGGATCGTCCTTGATGTGGCGACGGCGGGTGCCTTCCTGCGCATAGATGGACAGGTTTGAGAATTTGGTGATCAGGAAACCGCGCGGCAAAAAGAAGGGCACGCGGGCCGTGCGCAGGCCACCTACCTGCTTGTTGGAAAGCAGCGTCTCAAGCGCGGCGCGTTCTGTCGGGGCGTTGTAATCATCCACCAGGCCCAGATATTTGTCGGACAGAAGCTGGCGACCCATGATGCAGACAAGATCTGTGTCTTCCTGGAACCATTCATCAATCAGCTCGTTTGCGGCGTCCATGACGGCGGCGTCGATATTCTTGTAGTCGGCACCGGCCTGGTCGCCCACTTTCCAGCCGGTGACCGCGCGTTCCGGTGCATCCACCCGGATTTTCTCAAGCCAGCCAACATTCACATCCTGCAGTTTGGGATTGGTGGCAAGATCGGACGTGGCGGCGCGGGACGTGCCGTTGAAGCCGATCATGATCCGGTCCCGGGCCTGTTGTTTGACAATCAGGTTGCGAATGCGGGTCTGGAAGTCTGGAAACTTTGCCCACATGTCGAGTTTTCGATACGTGAGAAACGTATCGAAATTGGTCTGTGTGGCCTCGTAGCCTGTTTCATCCAGCGCAGACGGGTCTTTCGGTGTGCGACCTTCAACACTTGTGTTGGTTGTGGACGCAATTGGCGTGCCGACATCCAGGCCGATCTTCTGGCCCTTCTGTTCCGGCACGGTCACGATGTTGATGTCCTGCAGGAAGCCGGATGCCTCGCGGATCCGGTCTTCCAGTTTCTGTTGGACGGACGGCTCCACACTGAATTTGTCACGGGCGGAGGCGACATGGTTCAGTTCGGCCTGGCGGTCCAGATAGGTGTTGAAGGCTTGGCGGGTTTCGTTGCGCATGTCTGGGGTCTCTTTCTGGGAGCAAAGACAGATAAAGGGAGGGCGGTCTTAGCAATCCGTCTGTTCGGCGGTGCTGAACCCGGTGGACAGGGGGCGGACAGGCGTTGCGGGATCCGGCTCCTGGCCAAGTTTCCGGGTGAGCAAGGCAAGGTCTTTCGCGATCGCATCCACCTGTGTTGCAAGCGGCGTGTCGGGTGTGGTGGGGGATGCAGACAGTTTTTCCATGTCGGCCTGAATGGTTTCGACACTTTCTGCGAGTGCAACCACGCTTTGGGTGAGGTCTGCAAAGCGGCCATCGGCTTTTTTGTCTGTCCGGCCAAGAATGTCGGTGATGCGTGACAGAAGCGAGGGCGCATCGGCGGGGGGCTGTTCTTCTGAAAACTCCAGCGGACCTGCCTCGATGGGCGCGGTGACCGGGTGCTGGGGGAGTTTCGCGGCTAGTGCTGCCGGCAGGTCTTGCAAATGCTGGCGGGAGAAAGCCAGCATTTCCGTGCCCAGCGATGCCGGGCTGTCTGTGACGGCGAGACCGACAAGATAAGGCTCGCCCGTGCCGGAGAAATTGGGGTCCATTTCGATGGAGGTAAAGACCTTCTGACCTTCCTTGTTGATCTCAAGGAATTTCGCGTTGGGGCGAAGCTGGGCAAAGAGGGCGAGCTTGCCGTCGCTGCCTTTTTCAGCCTTGAGCGAGACCACGTCCCCCAGCGCGGGAAACATGCTGTCGGGCAACAGGCCCCGGAAATGTTCAATCCAGATGCGGGCACCATAGGTCGCGGGGTTGTAGTTTGCCGCCATTTTGGTGATCTGGTCGGCGGTGATTTCGCGCCCGTCAATGGTTGCGCCTTCGGATGCGATGCGAATGAATTTGGAGATGAACTTTTTCATGGGTGCGCGACCTTTGCGAAGCGTGGAAACAGGTGTCAGGCGTTGACCACACCGTCACCACGTTGGTGCAAGGCTGCAACCGGAAGAGGGTTACAAGTCGATAAACCAACCCGAACGGACATGTAGAAAGAGTGGAGACAGATAATGTCTGCGCATGAATGACACCGGAAACATTGTCGAAACGCTGCCGCGCCTGCGCGCTGCCCAATTGTTTTGGCAGGGGCACACTGTGGCCGAAATTGCCCGCATGCTGGACAGGCCTTATGCCAGTATCGACAGCTGGAAGCGCCGCGACAAATGGCGTGAAGCTCCAGTGCATGCCCGGGTGGGCGCCACGCTTGACCGGCGACTGTGTCTTCTGGTGGAAAAAACTGTCAAGACAGAGGGAGACCTGAAAGAGATTGAAGCACTCTCCCGCCAGCTGGAGCGCATGGCGCGCATTCGCCGGTTTGAGGCAGGCGGGAATGAGGCTGACCTCAATCCGAAAGTGAAAAACCGGAACAAGGGAAAGAAACAGCGACGCCACAAGAACGCGCTCGATGAAGACGACATAGAGGCGCTCCGCTCCGCCTGGGATGAGAGCCTTTTCAACTATCAGCGCAAATGGTGGGAGAACCGTGATCAGCGGATCCGCAACATCCTGAAATCACGCCAGATTGGCGCAACCTGGTATTTCGCGCGCGAAGCCTTCATGGACGCGCTGGAAAGTGGGGACAATCAGATCTTCCTGTCGGCGTCTCGCGCCCAGGCGGAGGTTTTTCGTGGCTATATTGTCGAGTTCGTGAGGGAGATCACGGGCAAGGAACTTAAAGGAAACCCGATTGAGCTGGAGAACGGGGCTGTTCTCTATTTCCTCTCCACCAATTCGCGCACGGCCCAGTCCTATCACGGGCATCTTTATGTTGATGAGTATTTCTGGATCCCGCGTTTTCAGGAACTCCGCAAGGTCGCTAGCGGCATGGCCGCCCACAAGAAATGGCGTCAGACCTATTTTTCAACGCCCTCCACACTGGGGCATGAAGCCTATCCTTTCTGGTCTGGCAAGGCGTTCAACAAGGGACGGGCGAAGGACGAGCGGGTCGAGATTGATGTGACCCATGGTGCGCTGAGAGAGGGGCTCTTGTGCGGCGATGGGCAATGGCGGCAGATCGTGACGGTGGAGGATGCCGTCGCCTCCGGCTGTGACCTTTTTGATGTGAAACAGCTCCGGCTTGAATATGCGCCGGGTGATTTCAACAATCTGTTCATGTGTGCCTTTGTGGACGATGCGGCATCCGTCTTCACGCTGGCACAGTTGCAAGGCTGCATGGTGGATGCCTGGGACGCATGGGCAGACTTTGTGCCCGTGCGTACAAGACCTTTTGGAGAGCGTGAAGTCTGGATCGGCTATGACCCAAGCCGCACCCGCGATGATGCCAGCATGATTGTGCTGGCCCCGCCTGGCGTGCCCGGTGGCAAGTTCCGTGCGTTGGAAAAGAAGCGCTTCAACAATATGGATTTTGATGGCCAGGCGAAAGAGATTGAGGCTATGACCCGGCGATACAATGTCACGCATATTGCCATTGATACGAGCGGCATGGGCATTGGTGTTTATGAGCTGGTACGTAAATTCTTCCCCCATGCGGCGAAGATCAACTATTCGGTGGAAGTGAAAAACCGGCTTGTCGCCAAAGCCAAACAGATTATCGAGCATCGCCGGTTTGAGTTTGATGCAGGCTGGACGGACCTTGCTCACGCGATGATGTCTATTCACCGCTCCATGACACCCAGCGGCAAACAGATCACCTATCAGTCAAGCCGGACAGAAGAAAGCGGCCATGCAGACCTTGCCTGGGCACTCATGCACGCCCTCGACAAGGAAGCGATTGTACCTCTTGAGCTGGCGGGGCATGGGTCGCCTGGCATTGTGGAGACATTCTGATGGAAGACGTGAAGAACGCGAAGAAAAGCACAGACACAAGCGCGGACACAGACACGGATACAAAAACGGGCACAGTGACAGAGCAGAAGGCAGGTTTTGACGTTTTCACCTTTGGGGAGCCTGTGCCGGTGCTGGAGGGGCGTGACATTCAGGACTATCTGGAGGTCACTCACAATGGCCGCTATTTTGAGCCCCCGGTTTCGCTCAGCGGTCTTGCCAAGTCTTTCCGCGCCAATGCGCATCACGCAAGTGCCATCTATCTCAAGCGCAATATTCTCGTATCGACTTTCCGTCCACACCGACTTTTGTCCCGGCAGGCCTTCAGCCGTTGGGCGCTTGATTATCTTTTGTTTGGCAATGGCTATCTTGAGCGGATCACAAGTCGCACCGGCGATGCGCTGGAACTGAAGCCATCTCCCGCGCTTGGCACGCGGCGCGCCAAACGTCATGACTGCTATGTGTGGGTGAAAAACTGGTCAGAGATCCATGAGTTTGGGGAAGGGGCCATTTTCCACCTGCAGGAGCCAGACCCGGCGCAGGAGATTTATGGCACGCCTGAATATCTGGCGGCGCTTAATTCAGCCTGGCTGAATGAAAGTGCCACGCTCTTTCGCCGGAAGTATTTTGAGAATGGTAGTCATGCCGGCTTCATCCTTTATATGTCTGACGCGCTGATGAGCACTGCCGATGTGGATATGGTGCGAGAGCAACTCAAAAAATCAAAGGGCGTCGGCAATTTCAAAAACCTTCTGGTCTACGCGCCGGACGGCAAGAAGGACGGTCTTCAGGTGATCCCGATATCGGAGGTCACAGCCAAGGATGAGTTTTTCAACATCAAGAATGTGACGCGCGACGATGTTCTCGCCGCGCACCGTGTGCCACCGCCGCTCATGGGGCTGGTGCCCAACAATACAGGCGGCTTCGGATCAGTTGAGGCGGCAAGCAAGGTCTTCGTACTCAATGAACTTATGCCGCTGCAACAGCGCTTCAAAGAGCTGAACGAGTGGGTGGGGGAAGAGGTGATCGCGTTTGACGCATATGGGTTGGGGGAGGGGTAAACCCGATCAGCGTTATTTTGGCTTTGTTTCCGGGATATCCAGTTTCGGCAAGCTGTTTACGATTTTCATTGTTTCCAGGCTCACGGTGATTACGCGCTGGAAGAGTTCCAGCGGGTATTTCGGGTTGCCTACTGTTTCGTTCGCATAATCATTGGCGTCATTGATGATGCCGCTTGCTTTGTCGGTTTTGACCACCTGGCGTTCCATCACCCATTCGAGTGCCGGCTTGCCGTTGACGACATAGTCATACGCTTCCAGTGGCACGTTCTGCATGGTGATGTGGTCGTTATAGATGATTGTGGTCTTGTCTTTCTCTCTGCCCTTGCCGCCAAATTTCATTTTCTTGACGCGGTAGAACTTGACCGGATCTGCCTCAGCCTCGTTTATCAGGCTGTGATCCCCCTCTTTAAAGGTGACCATGTAGGGCTCTACGTCTTCAAAATTCACATGCAAATGCCCGAGCGCCCGGCCCGCATCACGGAAGGCGGCGAAGTCAGCAAAACTCTTGACCGCCGGTATGCGGGGGAGTTGTTTCGCTAGGTTGTTTTTAAACCGCTCACGATACTCAGGCGAGTGCAACAGGCCGTAGATGTAATAGAACAGATCTTCCTTGCTGATCTCCTCCCCCGGATAGGCGGCCTGAAAATGCGCAAGGCCTTCATCAGTGATCGCATCACGACGGGTGAGGCTGGTTGGCGTACCATCCGTAGCGAAGAGGCCGTCATCGGGTTGGGTTTCTTCGTAGAGATAGAGGGGGAAGCATTGACCTTTTTCAACGTTGTCGAGGCATGGCAGATGCTTGGACATAAGAGCAGTGAAATTCTTTGATCCTACACCAGAAATTTGGATCACGAGGTTTTCTGTATCCGCGTTTGGAAAAATGCCCCGCATTTTTCCAATACGATGTGTTAAGTCGTTAGAAAAATATAGATGCTGTTTCTGAAATGGCCGGTAGATGGAAGGTGCCAGACAGGCTTCGTCGAATAGAATAGACTTCCCTCTCTTCAGTGAAGAAATAAGACTACTTGTCCAGCTTACCTTCCTTGAATTGTAGTCAATAACATCCTCGACCTTAGATATTTTTCCGCCACCGAATTGAGCATTCTGGCGATTATAAAATTCGATAAAGCGAACTATGTTAGTCTGCAATGCGGATTTCGAAGATTGATAACACCAAGCATCACGACCCGTTTCAGCGCCCCTCGAATAGTCTTCAAACAATCCTTTGTCTTGCCCGCGTTTGGCTCCGAGGATTGGAAACTTTTCAAAGCTGCGATCCACCTGATCCAGCCAATCATTGTTTTCGTCGGGGGTAACATTTTTCCAGCCTTTGGCTTTCGAGATGCCATCAATCGAGCCAAATTCCCGAATGATCGTCAGTTTTTGCTTCTGGTCGAGATAGTCACCAATGTCGTGAAAATGGATGCACCCGTGTGCGATGGCGTCGGGATTCTTCACGAGGACAGAAATCGCAATTGGTGCCCGACTGCCCGAGCCAAAAATTTTGCCGCCTTCCTTGCGAGAGAGCTCACCCGAGGTGCGTTGGTTGCCACGAAGATGAAACACGTAAAGATCACTAAACTCTTCGGCAAGGCACTTGCGTAGCCCATCCGTTGCATTGCCATCCACCCATCCAGCGTTGGTCACATAGGCCATGACGCCCGCATCACCGATCCGGTCACTCGCCCATCGGATTGCCCTGATGTAACTATCGTAGAGAGCATTTTTGTTGGTAGCTGAAGAATGCGCGGCATAGCTATTGCGGATTGCCATATCCAGCGCCGGATAGGTGATGTTCGCTGCATTGTCGTTTGTGTTACCTTGGCCGGCCGAGTAGGGCGGGTTGCCGATAATCACACGGATATCCAGTTCCTTCTGCTTGGTGCGACGTTCTGAATTGTCAGGCAGGAGTTTGGCAATCATGCCGCGGTCCTGCTCATACATCTGGAATGTGTCTGTCAGCAGAATGCCCTCGAATGGGTCATAGGGTGCGTCACTGGTCAGATCTCCATGCATCATCTCGTGATAGACGGTTTCGATGTTGATGGCGGCAATGTAATAAGCCAGCAACACGATCTCGTTGGCATGGATTTCGTGTTTGTATTTATGCTCCAGCTCATTGGGCGCGATCAAGCCCGATTGCAAAAGGCGGGTGATGAAGGTGCCGGTGCCGGTAAAGGGATCAAGGATATGAACACCCTTGGAGCCGAGTGTCTGGCCGAACTGGGCTTTCAGCACGTCATTGACGGAATGGATGATAAAATCCACCACCTCAACCGGGGTATAGACGATACCAAGCCTCGCGGTCAGCACAGGGAAGGCCGTTCGGAAGAATTTGTCATAAAGTTCAGTGATCAGGCTCTGGCGGCCGTGCGCGGTTTTTACGTCCGTTGCCCGGCGTTCCACACTGTCATAAAATTTCGCCAGGCTGTCAGATTCTTTAGCCAGATTGTGTTCGTGCAATTGCCCCAGCACGATCTCCATTGCTCGGGAAACAGGGTTTTCCTTGGTAAACCGGCTTCCTTTAAAGAGCGCGTCAAAGACTGGTTTGGTGATGAGATGCTGTGCCAGCATCTCGATCGCTTCGGCCTCGGAAATTTCCGGATTGAGATCATCCTGAAGCTCTTCCAGGAAGGCGAGGAAAGACGTGCGTTCCGGCCCGTCCTTGCCCACGATGGTGGTGATGCGGGTGATGTGGGTCTGGGCGATTTTGGCAATGTCTTTTGCCCATGTGTCCCAATATTCCCGGGTGCCGCATTTTTCGACGATCTTGGCCATGATGGCACGGGTGAATTCGTCAAAAACCATTTCACCTTGCGATGTTTCATCATTTGACTGCCGGGACGAACGACCTTCCTGCCCAATCTCCGCATTCGCTTTTGCGGCTTTCTTCTTTGTTGTGGAGAAGTCATCAACAACGCTCGTCAGTTCTTTCAGTTCTGTTTCTGACGAAATATTCACCAGCTCAATCATGTCGCTGATATCTTCACCAATCTTGGCCTGGTTGATCCGTGCGTCCAGCCGTTCATCGTGAGCGCGTAGTGCGTTCAGAATTTGCCAGACGACCTTGTAGCGCTCATTGTCGTTCAGAGCATCCTCGGGCTTTGTATTGGGTGGAATAGCAACGGGCAGGATGACATAGCCCAGTTTCTTTCCCTCGGCGCGGCGCATGACGCGCCCGACGGACTGCACCACGTCAATCTGGCTCTTGCGCGGGTGCATAAACATAATGGCGTCGAGGGCGGGGACGTCCACACCCTCTGACAAGACTTTTGCATTGGTCAAGATACGGCAAGCGCCGTCGCCGGCATCGGCCTTGAGCCAGTTGAGCAGTTGCTCACGGGCATTGGCATTGTAACTGCCGTCTACGTGCTGAACCTCAATTTCCAGCTGACCATCATCTTCGATCAGCTCGTTGCTGGTGTATTCCTCCACTACCTTGGCAAACTCATCCTCAATGATTTTCGATTTCGCAATGCTCTGGCAAAAAGCCAGGGCCCGCTTCATGGGGCGCGGATCAAAATCAAGATCTGATGCCAGGTTGGCTTTGGTCAGTGCCTTGTAGCAACCGATAATCTTTGTAGCGTCATCCAGGGTAAGTTCAGCACCGCTTTTCAACCGATGCTGGATCGAGGTGGAGACAAGCCCTTCATCCACTGCGAGGACGACCACCTTGTAGTCAGTCAACAGGTCGTTCTCGACGGCCCAGCCAAAGCCACGATGGAACAGATTTTCACCGAACTTGGTTTCATCATCCATCGAAGCCAGCTCAGCGTCGTAATCATCAGCTTTGCGCTTGGCTGCATCGCCGAAAATGCGTGGCGTGGCCGTCATGTAGAGCCGCTTCTTGGCGCTTACATAATCGTCATTGTGAATACGTACAAAATTGCTGTCGTCTTCGCTTTTGAGTGTGACACCGGTTGTCCGGTGGGCTTCATCACAGATGACAAGATCAAACGCAGGAAGCCCGTGGTTCTTCTGGGCGCGTGTCAGCACATCAATTGAATGATAGGTGGAAAAAACCACCGTCATCTTGTCCGGGGTGGCGATGGCAACTTGGCGGGAAATCTTTTCCGGATCGGTTGTCGCGGGGAAGGCGAGTTCATGCATATTCAGGTCCAGGCTGTCCGCATCGGCATTTCTGCCGACCTTGACATCAGAACAGGCCGAAAACGCTGTAAACTCCTCCTGGCAGTCATTTTTCCATTCGCGCACCGTTTGAGACATCAGGGCGAGCGATGGCACCATAAACAGGACGTGTTTTCCTTTGCCGGCAATCGTTTCTGCAATTCGAAGCCCGGTGAAGGTTTTGCCGGTGCCACAGGCCATAATCATTTTGCCGCGATCTGCCTTTTGCAGACCTTCTACAACCGCCTGTAGTGCATCCTTCTGGTGGTCGCGTAGTTCCTTTTTGGGTGCAAGGCTGACATTTCCGGTACGCATGAACTGTGACCAGTCGATACGGCTGGCTTCCAGTTCAGTCGTGCCAATCCGGTTCCAGTCTTTGGAAAGCTTATCGAGCGTCTCTGTTGCATTCCGACCGAAATCTTTTTGCGTTGTATCGACGATGACCAGGCGTGCGAAAGCATCGTTTGAAGCTGCGGAAATGAAGCTGTCTATATCCGGCTTCTGAATGGTGTGGCTGGGCGCATAAAATTTGCATTGAATGGCAGCGTAGCCGGAACCATCGGCAAGTGTGGCAACCAGGTCGATGCCTGTGTCATTGCTCTTCCACCCATGGGCCTTTGCCCAGTCAGAAAAGGGTATGACTTCCGAATAGAACTGCTTTTGAAGGTCATCATGACTTAGAAAAACACGGACCAGGCGTTCAAAATATTGACCTTTTTCGGTCTCGTCTCTGGCCGTGGAGCGATAGGCTTCCAACAATTCTTGCAGTTTCATTCCTTAACGCCCCCCTTAGACCTTACATCGAGCGCCACACAGCTCACGCCTGCAGCTCAGGACTTCGGTGTTTTATCACTCTTTTTGCCCGGGCCTGCCAACTGGCGGCTCATCATTGTCGATCAATTGCTCTCTGGCTGTCTTCGCGCGGTAGAACCCAGGATCGCCTTTCGAGAATCGGAGCTTACTCTATCTGAGTGGGTGCGTATTTGGGTGCGGTTTTTCTCCTGCCCATTCTCATTGCACAGGCACACCATCCCTCTTGGTCGTCGATTTTGCGCGCGCTCTGGCTTTGTACACGCCCCAGCTGTGTGCAGGCCTTGGCTTCGCGCGGCCCCCGGCTTCGCGCGGCCCCTGGCTGCGCGCTCAT